CTGGAGTATTCACGGCCTGGGCTAGTCTTAGGTCTACGACGGGAGCCACGCTTACCACTCGGACCAAACTTGTCCATCTCCATGGCTTCAGAGAATTTATTGTCGCTCATTTCTTCCTCTAGTACGTTTGCTGTACCCGTCTTTAGCCTTACGTTTCATTGTTTGATCTCCTTGGTGCTCAGCCACTCCTCCAGGTACTCGGCCGGGGATTGACCGGCATCTCCCTGCTGGCCCTTGAGCATCTCCTCAATGTTGGCTTCCGCGGCGATCAGGTCTTTCAGGGAAACAGCGATGGGACAAAGTGTGCCCGCATTTTCGGCCAGAGCCTGCTGCAGCCACATCCAGGCACCCACTTTTTCCTGCTTGCGGCGCTCGGCAAACTGAGCGAAAATATTGCTCAGCACCTGCTGGGGATTTACTGCTCGGGTTCCGGCATGGTGGAAACGGCGGCGGCCCCGGACTCTCTCCACTCCCGCATCCGCTGGTTCTGCAGGCGTTTCGCCAGATCCGCCAGAATCTCCTCCTCGTTCATTACCCGATGCTTCCTCGAGTCCGGCAAGGTAGCGGGCGGCGAGAGATTGGGGCTTGTGGTCGTCCATCCAGAGCCTCGGACTTCTGCTACTACCAGGGATGGGGAGCCGGAGCGGATGACACACTGCTGGGCTGCCGTATCCCAGTCAATCAGCACTTTACCACCACTGTCCAATTTCTCCAAAGATTGCGCGGAAATTCTCAGTTCCCCGCCTGCCTGGTCGATCAGGGCCAGAAGTAACAGGCTCAAATAGCTTTCCCGGGATAGAGTTCCCTGGGTACGGGGAAATGCTGCCATGGCTATACTCATCGCCAACCTCTCTTTCTGGCCTCTTCTTCTCGGTCGTAACGGTCCCTGTCACGCAGAAGCTGCTTGTAGACCGAGGCGGTTACGGACTCGATATTTTCAAAGCTCACTTGCGGATTGAGTTTTTGCAGAGCCCGGGACTCGGTTTCAGCATCGGTGGTAAGCGCGGAAGTAGCTCCCTCGAGTTTTCGGGGATGCCATTCTGATCGGGCCACATTAGCCAGCATGAAAGCCATGAGTACGTCATCGTGGCCAAAGGCAATCTCCCAGCGTTCCCAGCTGTCTTTGCGAGTGGCTACATCCATCTGACGCACCACTTCTTCGTCCCGGACAGTACACATGGATTCCCGGAAAGTGATCAGCAAACGTTCCCGGGAACGGTAGGTAGTCTCCCAGCCGTAGGTACCGCCGCGCTTGCCTGCAGTAAAGCCGGGAGCAACCTTATCATCCCGGGTGCCGCGCCAGCGATAGAGATTGGGATAATGGAAATAGTCGCGTAGCCGCATTTGACACCACAAGCCCAGGTTGCCGGTAAGCTCAATGCACAGCATGGCCTTGTTGTAGTAGTGGCCAACGTAGTGGCAGAGCCGGGCCAGATATTCCGGATCGACCCGCTGGGCATAACGCAGAACTTGATGGCCGGTTTCGCCGTCAAGTACCACAATGGCGGCAAAGTCGCCTTCGTCTTTACCTCGGGCAGCGTCTACGCCAGCATAGTAGCGGTGATCCTTAATGGGAGGCTCCCATTGTAAGACGGGGCTGACATCGTTGGGCTTGCAATAAATATGGATGCCGGGGCCCAGTTCTCCGGCAATCTCTACCCGCTTGAAAGATGAGATTGAGTTACGGGCGATGGCCATTTCTTCCCGGGTAAATGCGGGCTCGCCGGTAGAGATAAAAGCTACGTCTGGAGTGACCGGGAATTCCTGGTCGAAGATTTCCACGTAGCCGCGGCAGGCTGGGGAATCAATGGTCATGCGCCGCCAGGCAATCTGCTCGAGTGAAGCTTTTACCAGCTGGCCATCAATGTTGACGCCTTCCTTCATCAGTAGACGCTCGTCATCATCTTTGGGAGCGTCGGTGACGGGATGATCGTAATCCACGCAAGTGGGATCAATGAGCCAAGATAGAAAAATGGCGATGAACTCAGTATCGCCGCGTACGCTGGCATTCCAGAAATCGTAGAAGACTTCGCCCACTCCCGTGCGTCCGTTAGCGGTAGTCTCGACGGCAATGATGGTGTCCTCGGCGCGAGGCACGGTAGGTAATAGAGCAGCAAACGTGCCCTGGCCGGGATAGAAGGCTGCCTCAGAACAATGCAGGTCAGTGAGTGACATGCCGCGGCCACCCTCCACGTTCCCGGCCGTAGCAATGGTGAGGTAGGAATCTCCCATGGCATGGGGAAAGGTAATCTTGTGCTGGGTCATGCCCTGGAGATTGAGAATCGACTTGAGGGACTTCTGGCTGGGCAGGGACTCAGTAAGCAGAGTTTTGGGATTCTTGAACAGCTCCTTGGAGGACTTGAAGTCGTGGGTCACGATCATGGCATTGGTGCCGGAACGGGCAATGCCATGGCAGGCCAGCAGATTATCGAAGTAGGTGGAGATGCCCTGGCGTCTGGCTTTCAGCACTACCGCCCGCATGGGACGATTCTTGTCGTTCTGGGTCTTGAGAGCTGCATGAACTTTACGCTGGCTGGGGTTGAGCTTGAATGGAGTCAGACGCTGGGACAGCTTGTCCCGGATGGGCAGGCGGGAGAGAAACTCGGCGGCTCGGTCCAGATCAAACACTAGGCCCGATTCTCCTTTTTCTCTTTAGGAGTAGAGCGGGCATGGCTCGGCATGTTGCGGGCCAATAAGCAGTTCTGGCTGCAGTAATATGTGTTTCTGGGCATAAAGTGCTCGTCACGCTCAGTAAGAATCTGGAAGCCCCCGGGTTTGGAGATATCAATCATGCGGCCACAGGTCTTGCAGGGAGCCCGGTGAGTGCCCGCTTCCAGCTGCTCCTGTTTCTGACGGCGGGCCAGAGCAATTCGGGTAGTGGCTGCCGATAAGGCATTCAGCAGAAGACCGCAATCCTGGTAGGTGGCTTTATCTACCGCGAAATTCTCCAGCTGTCGAATCAGATCCAAGGGAGAATCTGCCGGGATCAAAGGTACTTTTTCTAAGCGCTTAGGTCGCAACCTCTCCGGAGGACTGTTAGGCTCCAGTAAAACTTCATTGGCGACCGGATTGAGCTGGTCAGTAGGGATCGCGCTCTCGGTGCGTTTCTTAGCCCAGCGTGCTTTCTGGCGCTCGGCTAATTCGGCTCTCTGCTCAGGACTCCAGGTACGTGGCATGGCTTTACCCTTTCGGTAACGAATAATCCGGACGGGAATTCAGAAATTGCTGCCGGGCCCGGATCTCGGCAATATCGCGCTCGTACTTGGCACGTAAAGACTGCTCCCGGGTGCTGGGCTTGACAATGGCACGAGTGGTGCCGCAGCCGTGGGCGAACATCCAGGCCTGATCGTTTTCCCCAATCAGATCCATGGTCTTATTACGCTGCGGGCATTGTGGCCAGTGACAGCGGGGAGCTTTGAGTTGTCTCACTTAGATACCTCCTGGAAGGCTTCTTCCAAACTGGCGTCCATGACTTCCAGGGAACCAGAATAATCCATGTATCCGGAATGGACCAGCTGTACCCAGGGAGCTGCATAGGTCTTGAAGCCGCACTGGTGGGCGAGCTCGCAGAAACCCCAGTCTTCAGAATGATACTGACGGCCGCCTGAGCCCAGCGGAAAGCGGATGTCGGGACCAATGGGAAAGAAATCATAGCCAGTGCGGCCCTGGAATAATGGCTCGTCAGAGCCGTAGTCAAACGTGATCGAGTCGCCCAGCTTGGAGATCATGGTAGTAAAAACTTCCCGCTTAATACGCAGAAACCCGGTACCCAGATGACGGACTTCTATGGGTTTATCTAAAGAGTAGTCGCCTTCTCCCTGCCAGTTCATGACCGGGATATAGCCAAAGTGAGGCAGCTGATCAGGAGTAATCCCTGCTTTGGCGGCTTGCGCAATACGTTTCCAGTCAATCTGCTTGCGAGGATAGACACCGCCCAGAATCGGCTCCGGACGTTTAATCAAAGAGAGAGCATGCTCGGCGGTGAAAGAGATATCGGAGTCGATTAATAGCAGATCCGTATCCTGGGTATTGAGAAAATAGGCTACCAGCCGGTTGCGGGCCCGGGGCACCAGCGAATCACAGCCCACGAATTTCATGCCCAGCGGGATTCTCTCCCG